GACGAGACATATGCTGCGTCCCATATGATCCGCCTGTGGACATGGGCGCTCGATAATGCCCCGGATGGCGATATGTCCAGTCTTCCACCAAGGGTTATAGCATTCGGTGCTGCTTGGCGTGGCGATCCCGTAGTATTTGTTGAGGCTGCCATAAGATCTGGATGGCTCGATCGTGAAGGAGATAAGTTGATAATTCATGATTGGAATGATTATGCAGGACGACTTATTGAAAAAAGAAGACATGATGCGGAGAGGAAGCGTCAATGGCGAGGACAAAACAATGATCGTCCGAAGGACGTCCTTCGGACACGATGTGGACGGTACGTGTGACGGCGCAGGTACCGTACCTAACCTAACCGTACCTAACCTAACCAATAATTTAAATAAAAAACATATGCCCCCTTCTCCTGTCGGCGTCGGTGTGTGTGAAACCGAACTTACTGAAATTTTAGAGCAAGCTTTAGAGCAAGCGTCACAGCAGCGGGATTGTGCTAAGACTGCCCCGGTCAAAAAGACCGCCCCGACTGTGGGGAAAGCTACTGATGAATATTCACCAGAATTCGAGGATTTTTGGAAAATTTACCCTCGTCACGAGGAAAAGAAAAACGCCTTCAAAGCCTGGAAGACGCGACTGAAAGAGGGGAGAACCGCCGAAGAAATCAAAACAGCTGCACAAAACTACGCAGCATATGTTATGGCCAACGTATCAGAAACGAGATACGTCAAGCAGCCTAAGACCTTCCTTGGTCCAGGTGATCATATCCGGGAGTGGCTAAAACCACCCGAACCACAGCAAAAAGGAGGACAATCCTGTGAATCTAAACAACATCCTGCCGTTCCCGATCCAAATTCAGCCTGGTTCAGAAAATCAAGAACCACGACCCCTGATGTGTAGCCACTGCGGAAAATATTTACCTTTTCGGTTTATGGACTACCCGGATTTACGCCGATCTTTTTGGGCTAGTCCGAATCCATGCACCTGCCCCGGGTCACTTGCCGTAAGCCGAAGTAGAGGCGGAGTTGTGGCGGGTTGAAGCTAAGAAACGAAGCCGAACAACTCCGAAACGCGGAACGCTCCAGGCTTTTAAGGAAATCCGGACTACCAGCCAGATACGACACGGCCACATTCGAGAAGGCAGAGATAACAGATGCCAACAGGGATATATACGCCAGGGTGATGGAGTTTTCTGCAAACCCAACTGGAGGACTACTCCTTTCTGGACCAGTTGGAACAGGGAAAACCTTCCTAGCGGCGTGCGTGGTGAACTCATATCTGGACCGGCTTAAACGGGTGACATTTGGGAATGTGCTGAACCACCTCGGGCGCCTTAAGCGTAGTTACTCAGAGGAGACCCAGGAGGAAGAGTGGCGCATTCTGGATGAGTTGTGCAAGGTGCCACTGCTTGTTATCGATGACCTGGGTAAGGAGAAAGTCAGCGAATGGGTCGAGCAGACCTTGTATCAGGTGGTCGATAGCCGTTACAGAGAGGAAAAGCCGCTGATTGTAACGACGAATTTTAACCCGGACAAACTCGGCGGGCGGTATCCGGAGATCGGCCCGGCAATGATGAGTCGAATCGCGGAAATGTGCGACCCGATTTTCGTCGGAGGCGAAGACCGGCGCATGTCCTGGATGCGGGAAACGGAGGCCTCTAAATGCCAAAACACATAGCCATAAACGCAACCCGAAATTACGCCCAGGACTTCGCGACCAAACCTCCGCCGGTCAAAAAAGACACGTCGATGATTATTATACTCGAGTCAATTGACTTTTCCTGGAGGAAACCCGACATACAGACGTTTCGGGAACTTTGGCAGTGCGGGGTCAGCCTGATCGAAATTTCCGAAAAGCTGAATAGACCGACGGACGAAGTTGCTTTGTTGATCATCCACGAAGCACGGGAGGGGACAATTCAACCGAGAACGGGGGGTGTGTTGGGTTCTGGGTAAAGATGTTAACACCGAGGGAGGAATAAAAATGGCTCAAATAGACGTAGCGGACAGAATCAGAGGCGGTCTTTATGGCGTGGCCTGCGGTGACGCCCTTGGCGCCACGGTGGAATTTATGAGCGTCGAGGGCGTCAAACGGCAATATGGACAACTCCGGGACATCATCGGCGGGGGCTGGCTTAAGCTAAAACCTGGGGAGTGGACGGACGACACGGAAATGACTCTGGCGGTAGCCGAAGGGATTATGGCGAACGCCCAAGATCCGATCGAGGAGATCGGGAAACGGTTCCTGGCCTGGCGGGATACGAATCCTCCGGACATCGGCGGGACCACCCGGTCGGTGTTCAGTTTTACTGATAGGTTTCTGCCGCCGGTAACAAACAAAAACTGGATAACAGCAGCTAAAAAAGTCCATGAGCGAAGTGATAGAACAGCCGGCAACGGTGCGCTGATGAGGACTTTACCGGTAGCGTTGACTTTTAATGCAGAGGATGAAATCTACCAGAAGGCAATAGATATCGCCAGTATGACACATTTCGATCCGCAAGCTGGGCTCACTTGCGCGGTTTACTGCCTGATTGCCAGGGCCTTCTTTAACGGCGTGGGAAGTAAAAAGGCAGCCCTTGCAGTTGCAAGTCAAATAACCTGGACCCTGACTCCCAAGGAGCATTGGAGTGCATGGGAATGTATCTCTTTTGAATTATTCAAGTTGCCGAGGCAAGAGAAATACCTAAACCCATCTGGATATACGGTAGACAGCCTGATCTGCTCACTTTGGGCGCTCGTCTATCATGAAAGCCTGGAAGATGTCATCCTCGCTGCAGTCAACCTGGGCGGAGACGCCGATACCATCGGAGCCATCGCCGGGGGCCTGGCCGGGGTCTATTGGGGATACGAGGCTATCCCGAAGAGGTGGATTGAAAAGTTCACGGACAACCAGAGATCCAGGCTCGACGATATGGCCTTACAGTTGGCGAATCTGAGGGGGAGACCGTAATGGATATAGTAATAATCATCTTGTCCGTAGCAATAATTATTGCCTGTAGTCCCATGATAGTTAAAGATTGGCGCCGACTCAAACAAATGCAAATAAGGGTAGAGATTAAACCAGTTGAAGCCAATAACCATGGATCGATCCCAGATACCCAGGCGTTTGTGATGTCAATGTCAAGGTTTGAGCCGAATAAAACAAAGAGCCGCAAACCGAGGAAGTGGAAAAAGAAAAAATCGAAGAAGTGGAGGCCGGGAATGGATGATGATAACGTATCGGCCAGGTAGAAAATATTACCAGCGACCAATGCAAGTGTAACTTCCGTCGGGACGACTGCCTTAAAAAGTGTACCGTGAGCAGGGAAAGTCATCTGCACGAGAGGACATGCGAGCAGTGCAGTCTTGGTGGAAACAAAAATCCCGAGAAGAAGGCCAAAAAATGCAAAAATACCGCTTAGTGCTCGCCGATCCTCCTTGGGCTTACAACGATCAGGGGACACGGTTAAGCCCGGCATACGAAGGCACTCAAAGAAAATCCGGGAAGCGCTATAACATCATGAGCCTCCAGGAGATATGTGCTTTAGGCGATTGGGTAAAATCAATCACGGAGACGAATGCGATCCTCCTTCTTTGGAGTACACACCCGATAAAAGAGACCCACCCATGGACGGTCATCAAGGCCTGGGGTTTCAAGTACAGCACGGCGGTGCCATGGTTGAAGGGCCGGTGGGATGCGAATCGCGGTATCTTCGTTCCCCATATCGGAGGAGGTAAAACGACCAGGGCCTGCAGTGAAGAGCTCCTGATCTGTACTAGGGGAAAAGGTGCAAGCCTTGTGATAGACCGAGGAATTCCTGGGTATATCATAGCGCCGCGGCAGGGACACAGTGCGAAGCCGGCGGCACAATACGAAATCGCTGAGCGAATGGTGCCCGGAGGACCGTTTATAGAACTTTTTGCAAATAAACAAAGACCTGGATGGGATGTGTGGGGAGATTGCGCCCTGAAGGCCGGCCAGAGAGGAGTCTGAAATGTGCTTTGTATTCGGGGGAACCATCTGCATGCCGGCGACGAATAGCATTTCAACCAGTATGGATGGATGGGAAGTAACCAACTGCCCGAAATGTGGGAGGGAATGTTTTCTTACGGCGATCGCCCAGGAGATCATAAAAGTGAATAAGGACTATCCCAGGGCCTGTGTAGACTGCGCGATGAATAAGGGGGTATCGTGATGAGTGATAAGCGGGATATGGTGGCTGACTTAGAGGCGTGTGAAAGTGTGGAGAAAGAGGTGCCCGCCGATGGCTAACAGTAAAATTGAATGGACGCAGAAGGTCTGGAACCCAGTAACCGGATGCACCAAGGTGAGCCCGGGGTGTGTAAACTAGCTACGTAAATACGTGAACTGGCCAAGGCTGGCCGGTAATGTAAGGTCGGTATATCACGGACGGAAATTCACCGACGTGCAGTGCCACCCGGAGAGACTGGGTCAGCCATTTCGCTGGACGAAGCCAAAAATGATCTTCGTAAACAGCATGAGCGACCTTTTTCATCCGGACGTGCCTTTTGGATTTGTAGACCATATTATAAACGCCTCTTACCGCGCTCCGCAGCACACGTATTTGATACTGACCAAACGACCGGAGAGGATGCAGTTATATTTTGAATCCTGCGCTGAAAGAGGGATACCGGCGGCACTTTGGATGAGGCACGGACTGAGGCTCTGGTTGGGCGTCACTGCCGAGAACCAGGAGCAGGCTGAAAAAAGGATACCAACTCTCCTGCAGGTGCCGGCTGCATTGCGCTTTGTTTCGGTGGAACCGATGCTGTCAGCGGTGGATTTGACATCAATAACCATCCGTCAACGCATTAACTGGGTGATTTGTGGCGGTGAGTCTGGCCCTGGAGCAAGACCGATGCATCCAGACTGGGTCAGGAGTTTGCGAGATCAGTGCCAGGATGCAGGAGTACCATTTTTCCTGAAAAGCTGGGGAGAGTGGGAACCTTCTGAGACTGTCCCCTGGAAGGATACAGCATATCACAGGGTTTCCGATGGTTCGATTGCATCCTACCTTTTAGGCGTCAAAAAACATTGGTGGGGCGGGAATGACGGAGACGGGAAACCTCTTTCCGTCCGAGTTGGGAAAAAAGCGGCTGGCCACCTCCTTGACGGCCTGGAGTGGAGGGAAATGCCCCATCAAATGTGAAATTTGTTCAGCGGATTGAAGTTGTGATGGGAGAGATGAAACCATGAAAGCAATAAGCCTTTGGCAACCTTACGCCTCCCTGGTGGCGATCGGAGCCAAAAAGATCGAGACACGTTCATGGCCGACGAAATACCGGGGACCACTGGCGATACATGCGGCGAAGAGTTTTTCCGCATGAAATGAAAAAATATTGCCTCAGTGATTCGTTTACAACGGCGCTTTATGAGGCAGGAATTAGTAGCAGCAATAAGCTGCCATTACATTTTGGTGTTGTATTATGTGTCTGCCACCTGGTTAATTGCTTGCCTATCACGCAAGAATTTGTCGCGACGCTGAATGAGCAGGAAAAAGCCTTCGGTGATTACACCGCAGGGCGGTATGCCTGGATCCTGGAGGACGTGCGGATGCTGCCGGAGCCGATACCTGCAAAAGGGATGCAAAGGTTGTGGCAATGGGAAATGCCAAGAACTGAAGCCATGGTGACGCCATGACGGTGGATGATTGGGTCCGCGCAATCAATTCCCTGGCCCGGGAAATTGAAGAAAAGTCATACGCTTTACACCAGGCAGTCTGGCCGCAGCAACTGGCCGACCTGCATGATAGATACCGAAAAATGGCCGGAAGGAAGGATATTAAAAATGGCTGCCAAAAAAATAAAGGCCACCAAGAAGATTGCATTTAACGACCTGGTAAAGCACCTTTTTTGTATCGACTGCAAAAAGCGGATCTCCGGATGTGTTCCCGATTCGGTATACCTTAACGAGTATCTCGTAGAGCCGGGAATGAAGGTAAAAGTCGGCATTGAGTGCCATGTTTCAGACGACAGGGGGACAAAGAATGCAAAGCCACGCCAATCGCGGAAAGCCGTTTGAGGAACTGATTAACTACGTAAATAACACCTACCGGGCACAAGGGCGGGCGGCTATACACAAAGTCCCAACTGAGTTTATCCCGCTGCGCCGGGGCGGAAAAATCGTATCGGCCAAGGTGGAGAACAAGGCCGGAGTCGACTACATGGGAGCCGCAGCCGGTCGAGCTCTTGCTTTCGACGCCAAGAGCACCCAGGGCGTCCGGATTCGATGGGACGCGGTGGAACCGCACCAGGCTGAATTCCTGGATGATCATGTCCGCTGCGGAGGGATCGCCTTTATCCTGGTAGGGTTCATGGCCATGGGTAACTTGGTTCCGGCCATGTACGTATTCCCTTGGGGATCTTGGAGAGACAAAACAAAGCATTGGAAAGCCGGCGGCCCGGCGTCCATACCTATGCCAGAAATGAACCAAAGATGGTCGGTCCAGGGGCACGATTACATGCGGACGGTGGATGACCTTTGGCCGCCGGAATTAAAACATGGGCGTTCGCCCAGATAGGAGAGAATCATGACCGACGAAGAATACATTTTAACCCGGGATGCAATCATCATGATCGCCAGACTGTCAATGGCGGTGGACGTTGAAGGATTACTAAAAAGGATCAAACACGCCGAAGCCATTGGACCGATCCTTGACCCAACACTGTTTCTTAAGGCGTCAGAAAACCTTGAAAAGACAAAACACATTGCCGAGGCAGTAGGATATGTTAAGAAAATGGCCCAGGGTATATAAAAATAGACCCCATGCCGGGGCCTTGGAATGGGGTCAACCGCATTTTACCATAATGCGGCCAAAAATCCAAGGGGGTGGAAGCGGTGGGGGAAGCGGCAACAACTTTGGAAAATGAAATCAAGGACGACAACCGTAAAGTATCAAGGTGGCTTTTGTATTACCATGAGCGCCGGCGGGAGTACCTGAGAAAACGTGAAGATATAATGAATTCCTCTCCTTCACTCGATGGGAGCGCTGGGGTAAGTTCCATGAGTGCCGGTTACGTCTCTAACCCAACCGCATCGAAAGGAGACAAGCTGGCCGACCTGCACAAAACCGAAAAATGGGTATCCTTCGTGGAAGAAATCGAACGGAGGCTCTCACCTAAAATGCAAGTCCTTCTGCGGCTGAGGCGGCAGTACGTGCACGGGGTGCGCGGCCGTCCTGTCCGGTGGATCATAGCCCTAAAGCTAAGTGAAGAAATCAGCAGGAGCGCTGGGAAAGACTACAGTGTCGGGCCTGATACGGTTGACAAATGGTGGAGGAATATAGTGACTTATGCGGTGGTGGTTGCCGCAAAAAAAAGGCTCTTGTAAAAAAAATTATTCTTCGGTACGAAGAATAGGGGTAAAACGGGTTTATACTGTTAGCATAAGAGGCCGTCCCCCAGGGGGCGGCTTTAGATTTCGGGGTGATACCTATGTTCCCGAAGAAAAGACGCATCCGAAATCCGGACCTCCTCGCTGAAATTCGGCGGGCCCCCTGCTGCGTGAGCGACTGCCCGAACCGGGCGGGCCCGGCCCACATCAAAAGCCGTGGCTCGGGTGGAGACGACATACCGGATAATCTTATGCCGCTTTGCTTCAGGCACCACGGTGAGCAGCACTCCCTTGGCTGGCGGCGGTTTAAGGAAAGTCACCCGGAAGTAAAGCCCTGGTCCGAAATAAAGGAGCGTCGAAGTCATGCCTAAAGTACCGGTCTACTGCGCATATACCGAAATGGTAGAAATAAATAATTTAGTCGAGAACCCAAGAAACCCGAACCAGCACCCGGAGAAGCAAATAGAACTATTGGCAAAGGTCATCGCTGCCCAGGGCTGGAGGGCACCCATCACTGTAAGCAACCTTTCCGGCTACATCGTCCGTGGACACGGCCGACTTGCAGCAGCCCGGCTGCTCGGTCTGCAAATAGTTCCGGTAGATCGCCAGGACTATGGCAGTGATGCGGAGGAATGGGCGGACCTCTATTGCGGACAACAAGATCGCGGAGTTATCCGAGATTGACAAACGCTATGCTGAAAGACCTGCTCGAAGACATAGACGCGGGCTCCTTTGACATGGACTTAACCGGCTTCAGCACCGGCGAGCTTGAGCGACTGATGACCCAGTACAGCCAGGGGACTAGAATCTGAAGAGGAGGACCTTCCGGCAAAGGTGAGTAAAGCCTTTTCTCTGACGCCAGAGCAGGCCCAAAAGGTAAGCCTGGCCATTGATACGGCAAAGGAATACTTCAGGCAAAAAACAGCCGGGGGAGCCCTTTTAAAGATATGCGAAAAAGTTTTTAGGAAATGCAGGGTGATTATTATGGCTAAGCGCGGCAGGAAAACAATCTATGAGCCGAACAGGCACCCGAAGATCGCCGGGGCACTCGCCAGAAATGGGTGTACCGATGTTGAGATCGCGAAACTCGTTGGGATATCTAGGAAGACATTCTACGAATGGCGAAAGATGTATCCAGATTTTAGTGACATCATAAAAAAGGGCAAGCTGGAGACGGACCTTGAGGTCGAAAACGCACTGTTGAAGCGAGCGCTTGGATATGAGTACGAAGAGACTGAAATGACCGTCAGTAAAGTAATGGTCAACGGCAAAGAAGTCACCAGGCCGGGCAAGATCAAGAAAACAAAAAAGATCATCCCGCCGGATGTTGGGGCGATCTGTTTTTGGCTGAAGAATCGACAGAAAGATAAATGGCGCGACGTCCAAACCAGGGAGATTAGCGGCCCAGGGGGAGGGCCGGTGGAGTTGGCCAGTGAGGTGGCAAAAGAAGTAGCCAACATGACGCCTGAAGAACGGCAGGCGAGAATAAATGAGCTTATCACAAAGAGAACAGCTGGAGCTCTACCTGCTGATTGAGGCAGAACAACAGGAAAAGGCTGAGCAGAGCCTTTCAGAATATATAAAACAGGCCTGGTCAGTCATTGAGCCAGGCACGGAATATCTACATAACTGGCACATAGACACTATATCAGAATACCTGGAGGCAGTTACCGCCGGGCAAATCACCCGGCTGATTATCAATATTCCACCGCGGTACATGAAAAGCATATCAGTGAGCGTGATGTGGCCTACCTGGGAGTGGATAAAGAATCCGGAGATGCGCTACACCTTCGCATCATACTCACAAAGCTTGTCAACAAAGCATAGTGTCGACCGAAGGACCATTATACAAAGTAATTGGTATCAAAGGAAATGGGGACATATTTTTAAGCTGGCGAGTGACCAAAACGTTAAGACCGAGTTTATGAATACCAAGCGTGGCGTGATGATAGCTACCAGTATAGGCGGTACATCCACCGGCAAGGGTGGAAACCGGATTATTGTTGATGATCCGCATAACCCGGAAGAGGCCCAAAGTGATACCCAGAGGAACGCCGGGGTTACATTTTTCAACCAAACGCTATATACTCGCCTGGATAATAAGAAAAAGGGCGCTATTGTAATTGTGATGCAGCGTCTGCACGAAGGCGACCTCTCCGGCCATCTACTTGATAAAGGCGGGTGGGAACACCTGTGCTTGCCGGCAGAGGTGGAGGAGAGAACTATTATTTCGCTCCCCAGTGGCAGGGAGTACATCAGGGAAGACGGTAGTCTGCTGTGGCCTGAAAGAGAAGGCACAGAGGAGATCGCCAAGACCAAAACTGCACTCGGCAGCTACGGTTACGCTGGTCAGTACCAGCAGCGCCCGAGTCCGGCAGAAGGCGGGATCTTTAAGCGGCGCTGGTGGAAATATTGGCACTTCCCAGGCCATCCGCTGCCATCGGTGGTGGTGAATACGGAAGACGGCTTCATCATGGTGGACCCTGAGCCATTGCCGGATCTGTTTGATGAGCAGATTCAAAGCTGGGACATGGCGTTCAAGGGCACCACGACGAGCGCTTACGTCGCCGGGCAGGTCTGGGGCAAAAGAGATGCAAACAAATACCTTCTGGATCAGATACGAGACAAATTAGACTTTCCAGCCACAGTAAGCGCAGTGAGGGCGCTGACAGTCAAGTGGCCGCTAACCAGGGCTAAGCTGGTGGAGGACGCTGCCAACGGCCCTGCCGTGATATCCTCCTTGCAGCGGGAAATACCGGGACTAATCCCAATCGCTCCGCAGGGCAGCAAAGAAGCCCGGGCACATGCCGTAAGTCCGGACGTGGAAGCCGGAAATGTATATCTGCCACACCCGGCTATTTACGCCTGGGTGAATGACTACGTCGAGGAGCTGACTACTTTCCCGAATAGCAAATACAAAGACCAGTGCGACTCAACTACTATGGCGCTAAATCGCCTGGTGGCAGCCCTGGTTGTCGCTGTAGTGCCCCTTAATATCGAGAAAGAAAGCAAGTGGAGGACAGGCTGATGGCAGAGCAGAAAATAACGCCGTTTATTGAAGCTGGTTCAACCGGCTTAACTCGCTTCGGCGGCTGGGTACATGAAGAGTGGCTTAAAGACCTCCAGGGGATCCGGGGGATCAATATCTATAAAGAAATGCGTGATAACGATCCGGTAATTGGGGCCATCCTGTTTGCTTTGAAAATGCTCATCCGGCAGGCAAGTTGGCGCGTGGAGTCCGGCGGCCTTTCTACGCCGGACGACGAAGCTAAATCTTTTCTGGAGAGCTGTCTTTATGATATGTCTATGTCCTGGCACGACACCATCACGGAGATACTTTCAATGCTGGTATTTGGCTGGTCATGGCATGAGTGCGTTTTTAAGAGACGTCTGGGAGACACGCGAGACCCCACTGGGCGCAGTAAATTCAATGACGGGCGGATCGGCTGGCGGAAGATCCCGATACGGGCGCAGGAAACCTTCTGGAAGTGGATATTCGAAGAAGACGGAGGGGTTTCGGCCTTGCAGCAGCAGCCTCCCCCGGATTACCTGCTGCGGGAGATCCCGATCGAGAAAAGCCTGCTATTCAGGACGGAGGCCAACAAAGGCAACCCAGAGGGTAGATCTATTCTTCGAAATGCCTACCGATCGTACTATATGAAAAAGAATATCGAAGAAATTGAGGCCATCGGGATCGAGCGGGATCTGGCTGGCATACCCATGGCCCATGTTCCGCCTCAAATTTTGAGCATTAATGCTACGCCGGCAGAAAAAGCAGCAGTAGACGCCATCAAGCGGATGGTGACCAATATCCGGCGTGACAAAAGCGAAGGGATTGTGTTCCCCAGCGAGGACACCCCGGACGGGAAAAAGACCGGATATAAGTTAACCCTCCTTTCTACCGGAGGACGGCGTAACTTTGACACTACAGCCACGATTAATCGTTATGACCAGCGCATTACCATGACAGTCCTGGCAGACTTTATTCTCCTGGGGCATGAGAAGGTCGGGTCCTTTGCGCTGTCCAGTACTAAGACTAACCTGTTCAGCACAGCCATTGGGGCCTTTTTGGACAGCATCGCGGAAGTGTTCAACACCCACGCAATTCCAAAATTATTCGCCCTAAACTCCTTTCAAGGGATCACGTCCCTGCCCACTATCGCACACGGCGACATTGAGACGCCTGACCTGAAAGAGCTGGGAGAGTACGTTACTGTCTTGTCCGGTGCCGGAGCGCCACTTTTCCCCGACGATCAGCTTGAAAACTATCTCCGCGAGGTGGCAAGCCTGCCAAAAAAGGTTGAACACAGCCCGGCGCAGCCAATGCAGCAGCAAGGGGTGGCAAAAAGGCAGCAGGATGAATTTATAGAAGCT